GAGGAAAAATCTGATTTAGCTGCTATTGAGAAAGCAAAAGCAGATGCAGAGTTGGCAATATTCAAAACCCATATGGCAGAGTTTGATTATGGGTTGGATATGTTCTTTGAGGGTAAGGTATTCGATGCCAAGAGTTATTTGGTTCGTAACAATGTCAAAGTTGCAACAACTAAACAAATTGCAACTGAATTGAAACCTGTTCTTCAAGAAGTAAAGGATGCAATATCTTGCAAAGATGAACAACTTGTAGAAGCATATAGTCATTTAACAAAGCGTCAATTAAACAAGTATGCGGATTACATTCAAGGGTTGATTGACTCATGTGAGGTTGCAACTGCAATCGCAAAAGCGTCAAGAAAGCCACGAGTAACAAAAGTTAAGTCTCCAACAGAGATTGCGAAGAATGCAAAGTATATGTTGGAAGATAAAACTTCAGGTATAAAATCTGAGCACCCATCTAAAATTGTTAAATCAACAGAAGTGTGGATTTACAATGCAAAGAATAGGAGATTGTTCAAGTATGTACCTTTGACAGGATTCACATTGTCAATAAAAGGCACGACTATCATCAACGTTGATGCAGAGAAATCTGGTGGTAAAATCATCAGAAAGCCTGAAGTCACATTGAAAGATATTCAAACTTTGACAAGCAGACCATTGAATGCTTTGTATAAGAGCATTCGTGGAACTGAATCAAAAGCTCTTGGTCGTCTTAATGAGGATTCATTAATTGTTAAATGTATATAGTGATGTTATAACATACTTTCGTTTTAATGAACGAACAGGTGTGAGGGAACGATATGCAATAAAAGCTTTTACTGAATTTAACAGCTTTATGACAAACCGCAAAGACACAAAATTTTTTTGTAAAAATGGTGAACCTAGAAAGTCAATTGTAATTCACGGTAAACGATATTTTAAGGAGTAATAAGCATGGCTGCAACAGAAAAACAGATTGAAAGTCTAAAAAAAGCACGTGAAGCACGTGCTGCAAAGAATCAAACAACTGGAACTGGGGTAGTTCCAGTTAAAAACGACACTTATCATGGTCGTGTATGGGTGGATGCATTGTTGACAGCAATGAAGAACAAACAAGTTTCTCATGCATCCCATGTTGCTGATTGCATGCCTATTGCAGACGAAGTTCTTCGTCTTTATAAAGAGAAGTTCTAAATGACAATCATTTTGAGTGATTTCAGCCAGATGGTTATTTCGTCTGTGGCTGCGAACCCAAAAGACTTTCGTTCTGGTGATATTAAAGATTTGATTAAGCATATTGCATTAAATCAAATTCTAGCACTCAAAAAACGATTTAACAATGGTCGACTTATTCTTTGCTGTGATGCTAAGAACTATTGGAGAAAGAAAGAATTCCAATGGTATAAAGGTCATCGTAAACATGGTAAGGATAAAGGTGAACTTGATTGGCAGCTTGTATATGAAACACTTAATGAGTTGATTGAAGAACTCAGTTTGAATTTTCCATATAAAGTTATTAAAGTAGATGGTGCCGAAGCAGATGATGTAATTGCAGTCCTTGTTAAATATTTCAATGAAAATGAAATGGTCAACACTGGGTTGATTGAAGAACCTGAGACTGTTGTGATTGCTTCAACTGATGGCGACTTCCAACAATTACAAAAGTATCGTCATGTTCAGCAATGGAACAATGTCCAAAAGAAAATGATGATTTGTAAAAACCCTAAACAATATTTGATTGAACACATTGTTTCGGGGGACACAGGTGATAACGTTCCCTCTATTGTCAACGGTGATTGTTGGGCACAGTGTCGAGCTGATAACATTTCAACTCGTGCAAAACCATTGGCAACTGCTAGATTCAAAGACTTCTACAACAAAGGTATTGATGCCTGTTTAAATGAAGATGAACAGAGAAATTATCGTCGTAATGAAAAACTTGTAGATTTCGATTTTATACCTCAATATATAAATGATGCTATTATGAAAGCATATTTTGATTGTGAAGTGAAGGGCAGTAAGACAAAAGTGTTCAATTATTTGAATGCCCATCGAATGAAATTGTTGTTGTCTTTTGCTCAAGATTTTTAAAGGGAATAAAATGAAAGTTAAAAAACCAATTCATGCATATGAATTCCTAGATTTGATTGAAAAAGAAACTGATATTCTAAAGAAACAAGCACTGCTAAAAGAATATGGTGCTAAACCACCTTTGAATTTTATTCTGTCTCTGAACTTCAATACATCTGTCAAATTGGACTTACCTGAAGGCATGCCACCAATGGATGTTAAAGATATGGACCAAGTAACCAATCCTGATTTTATGGGTCAATTGGGTGCTAACATCTCCAGACTTCGCCATTGTACAAGCCAAAGTGATTTGAAGAAGTTCAAGAAAGAACAAATTTTCTATGAGGTGATTATCAATTGCCCTATGAAGGATGCTGAAATTCTTTGTTCTGCAAAAGATAAACAGCTTCTTGAATTGTATCCATCAATCACAGCTGACCTCGTTAAAAGTGTGTTTCCTGCATATGTAAAGGAATAGTCATGTTGCCACATGAATTTATTGAATGGATGAATGAGCTTTTTGCAAAACATGAAACTTTGAGTTTTTCTGAGATTTGTCAAATAAAAGAAAAATTGAAAGCTGTAAATTCATCTAAAAAATCAACAATTCAATTGGCAAAGTCAGGTTCAATGCACTGGGCACCTGGGGCGGTTTATCATAATCCAAATTTAATTGATGATGACAATGATGATGTTTGTTATGGCATGGGTGTTTAATCATGTCATTGTATGATATACCTGAAAGGTTAGCAGTCCCGCAATACACTTTGCATTATAACTGCAAACAGTGTGGGCATGACATGTTACTTGATGTGTCTGTTTATCTTCCAATTAGAGAACGCGTGCGTGAATTGGAAACTTGTAATGAATGTGGGTCTAATGACATTTCAATCATACCCCCTGAAGAAAAATCTGGGGTTTTTGTGATTGGATATAACATGTCCGCGGCACGTGAACTTAAAAAAGTAAAGAATTCAAAGTTTGCAGAAAGACTTCAACAAATACATGACAACTCACCTGGTTCGAATTTGAAGTCTTCTTCCACCATTGTTGACATAAAGTGACATTTTCACTTAATCTATTACCCAAGTTTGAAATAAACCGAATTGATTCTCCTAATGGTAGAAGATATGAAACACCTTCAGGCGAATTGTACGAGAGTGTTACAACTTGGCTTGGTAGAAGCGAAGATAACTCATGGGTTGAAGAATGGAAAAACAATGTAGGGTATGAAGTTGCTGAAAAAATTACAAAACAAGCTGCCAACCGAGGCACAAGGTTACATGAAACGGTTGAGCAATATCTACTAAACAACCCTGTTGACATTTCATCTATGTCATTACTTGATAGGATGAGGTTTGTACCTTTTAAAAAAGTTCTAGATGAACATGTATCAAATATAAGAGGGTTGGAGCTTAAATTATATTCTCATTCATTGAGAATGGCGGGTACAACAGATTGTGTTGCAGATTATGATGGTAAATTATCAATAATCGACTTCAAAACATCTAAACGACGTAAGAAAAAAGAAGATATAACTAGTTACTTCTTACAATGTTTGATTTATAGCATAATGGTTGAAGAGAGATATGGTTTGAAGGTCAACAATATTGTAATTCTTATGGCAATTGATGGTGAACAGAGAACTGATGTATTTCAATCAACAAGAAAAGAATGGGTCAGTGAATTAATGACTCGTCTTAGAGCAAATCCTCCAAGAAAAGGTTAAGGCATATGGCAGAGAAAATCATCGAAGAGTTGAAAGACGAAAGTGTTGATATAAATTCAGAACCAAAAGCTAGTATTTTTCTTTTGTTTGAAGAGATTGACAACAGCTCATCTAAAGCAGTGTGTGAGTGGATTCTAAATTCAAATTTTGGTGTGGGCCAACGACCTGACATATTGAACTTGGTTGTGAATAGTCCGGGCGGGTCATTAAATGATGCATATGCAGTTATTGATATTATGCAGAGTTCTCAGATTCCTGTTAGAACCATTGGACTTGGTCAAATTCAATCGGCTGGGTTGATGATTTTCTTGGCTGGTTCACCTGGAGAAAGAATTCTAACACCTAACACAAGCATCATGTCTCATCAATACAGCTGGGGTAGTATGGGTAAGCATAATGAGCTTATTGCCATTAGAAAAGAGTTTGATTTGACTTATGATAGAATGTTGAACCATTACAAGAAGCACACCAAACTGTCTCTTGCAGACATCAAGAAGTATCTCTTACCATCGGAAGATGTGTATCTATCAGCAGAAGAAGCCTTGAAGTATAAGATTTGTGATAAAATTGCATTATTGAAGTAACTTATTGATTTTACGTAGATTTGCATTTTAATTCTGTTCCTGTATAATGATTCACATTGAATGATTAAACAGGAACAGAAAATGAGAAGCATTGATGAAATTGAAAAAGTAGAAGCTCGATGCGCTTCTGGTGAGTTTGATAGTGAATATGCAGAATTCATTATGGACAATGCTCCTGGTGACCGTCTAATTTGTAATGGTGGTATGCTCATCGACGCAATGGAAGATGGTTACTTGTATGATGATTTCGTTGACTACATGATTGAGAAAATTCTACCATGAAACTATACAAAGCACACTTCAAAGGAATGTCTCATCAATCTGATGTTACAATTGACATCTATGCGTCTAATATGAAAGAGGCATGGGCTGTTGCTAGAACATATACTACTGACTTGATGCTTGATGAAGTTTATCCAACTGATGATGACTGGAGTTGATTAGATGAGTATTTTAGATATTCTGAATGAGTTGGCTAACGAGCCATCCACTAACAACAAAGTTGCTATTCTGCAACGAGAAAAAGACAATGAACTCTTGAAACGAGTGTTCCAAGCGGCGTATAACCCAATGATTACTTATGGGATTAAACAAATTCCTGGGTATGAAACTCGAAAGTTGAGAACCACACTTACATTCGGTATCAAAGCGTTGGATTTGCTATCGTCTAGACAAAAAACTGGAAATGACGGAGTCAAATATCTGTCGGATGTTCTTGCTTCTTTAGAACCAGATGATGCAACAATCATTGAACGCATTATCCAACATGATTTGCGATGCAATACTTCCGACACTCTTGCAAGTCGAGTGTGGCCGGGTGTTGTTCCAACATTCGATGTGATGCTTGCACACAAAGATATTTCTGGAATCAAGTTCCCTGCATATGCACAAGTCAAGTCAGATGGTGTTCGCTGCCACATGAGCCTACAAGCGGGTAAAGCAGTGGCATTTTCTCGTAATGGCAAACCAATCGAATTGCGTGGAGTCTTTGATTCTTCAATCAGTGAATTGGTTGAAGAAGGTGAAACGCTAGATGGTGAGTTGCTTGCGATGTATAATGGTAAGATTCTTGACCGCAAGACTGGTAATGGCATCATCAACAAAGCGGTGAAAGGCACAATCAGCCAAGAAGAAGCAAACATGTTAGTGTTTGTTACTTGGGATATTGTTGATTTCACCTCGACTATTCCATACAAAACACGAATTGAGCGTTTAACACAAATGAGTATGACTTCACCTTCTGCAATGCGCTCTGACATTGTGCCACGCATTCGTGTTCTTCAGACAATTATCGTCAACTCAAAAGAAGAAGCAGAGGCATTCTTTGAAACATGTTTAAGTGAAGGCGAAGAAGGTGCAATGATTAAGAACATCAATCATTTGTGGGTACCGAAGCGTTCCAAGGACCTTGGTAAAATGAAAGCTGAAGAAGTTGCTGATTTGAAGATTGTTGGTATCGTAGAAGGCACAGGAAAGTATGTAGGTATGGTAGGTTCTTACACTTGCCAAACAGAAGACGGCATTCTTGAAGTTAATGTTGGCACAGGTCTTTCTGATGCAGACCGGGCAAGTCCACTGGAACTTGGTACAATTGTCGAAGTGATGTACAATCAAAAAATAACTGACAAGAAAACGGGAAACTGGAGTTTGTTCTTGCCTCGTCTTATGCAAGTCCGATTTGATAAAAACGTTGCAAATACATTTGAGGAGTTGAAATGAAAATTGTGATTAATGGATGTTATGGTGGATTTGGGTTGTCGCATGAAGCAATAATGCGATATGCAGAACTTAAAGGTTTGAAATTGTATGCTGAAGTTGATGAAAAATGGGATGGAATTATTCATTACTACACAAAGCCAAGTTCTGAACGCACAGACGATGCTACTGGCTACTGGTACGCAAGCTGCGAAATTGAACGAACTGACCCATTCTTAGTTCAAGTAGTTGAGGAATTGAAAGAGAAATCATTTGGTGACTGTGCAGAATTGAAAATTGTTGAAATTCCAGATGGGGTTGACTGGCATATTTCAGAGTATGATGGGATTGAACATGTTGCTGAAAAACATAGAACATGGGGTTAAAATATGACTATCTATATCGACAGTAAGCATAAAGCGTTGGTGTGTTCAAAGACAGGTGATAAAGTGTACCCATCCTGTTTCAATGACTTGATTCAATATCATTCGTATTTGCTCACAAGTAAACACCCAGAAGAAGCACCAAAGAAACTGAAAGCTGTTTTTAAGGGTGAGAAAGTAGTATCTGATATGATTAAACATGCGAGAAGTGAAAAATGAAAAATCCGTTTAGAACACAATATCGAATTGTCAAGAAAGATAGCGATAACTTGTTTTACCCTCAGAAGAAAAACATTGGAACATTTCTAATGTGGGGGCAGATTGGTTATGATGATGGTTATAAAAGTATCGAACGAGCCAAGGAAGTAATTAATGAAAGCAAACCAAAACGTGAATATGTAGTTTACGAGGAGTGATGAAATGATTAAAGGTATTCTGTTTTTCTTTGTTGTATATGCATTAACTTATGGATTGATTGGACTTTTCCGTCAATTGACTCGTAAGGAAAAGCTTAATGTTGTTAAAACGTTGATGTATTCTGGTCTTATTGCTGGAATTGCTACATTGATTATTGGACTTATTGTTGCTATTTTTTAATGAGAGGTGTAAAATGAAGATTGTTGGGGTATTGGTGGTTGCTATGATTTTGAGTTTTCTCGTTGGGTTCTTTCAAACTGACATTGAAAATGCATTCGGAGTAGCAGAAACATGGAAAGAGGCGGCAATTTATCATTGCCAATTGAATAAATCTTGTGAAGGAGTGAATTGATTATGAAAAAGTTTTTTGTAATGGTAGTATTGGCACTAGCAGTGGCATTGTCTGGTTGCCAACGCATCGAAACAGGCGAAGTTGGTCTTCGAGTGGATTTCTCTAAACAGGTTCAAATGGGTGAGTTACAGCCTGGTTCATTCAATCAAACAATTGTAGGTGATGTGATTACGTTCCAAGTTCGTGATATTGCATTGCCTCTTGATGATATGCATCCTCAAACGTCTGATAACTCAACATTGACTGATATGGACGTTCAACTCATCTACAGTATCAATTCAACATCTGTTGGTGAAATGTATGTGAACAATTCTAAGGCGTTCAATGCTATTAATGATGATGGAGACATTTTCTTGATGTACAACTATATGCGTGATGTGGCTCGTTCTGCGACATATAAAGCTGTAGCAAAGTACCCTGCATTGGAAACTGTTCGTAAGCGTGATGAAATCGAGGCTGAAATTTCTCGTCAGATTGCAATCACTCTGAAAGAGAAGAAGCTAGACACGTCGTTGACAATTACTCAGGTTCAAGTACGCAACATTCAACCAGCGCAGTCAATCATTGATTCTGCAAATGAAGCGATTACTGAACAGAATAAGTTGGCAACTGCAACTAATCGTGTCAAGACTGCTGAACAAGAAGCAAAGCGTCAAGAATTGTTGAGTCGACCGGCTAGTCTGGCTTGGATGAAGGCACAGACTGAGCTCAACTATTCTCAAGCTGCTCTTGAAGGTAAAGTAAACATGATGATTGTTCCGCATAATTTCACAGCACTCGGTCAGCTGAAGTAATACTCTGTTGCACATTCCATATGAGTGTGCAACAATGGTTTTATTTGATAATGAAAGATTAAATATGAAATGTACAACACATGCTCATTATGATGAGAATACTTTGTGCCCTATATGCCAAAATTTAGGTTCGCCCATGCCTAAAATGCCAATGGCTCAACCAGCTGAAGCTCAACTCAAAGAAATTGAAACTCAGATGAAAGGACTCAAGTTTGATTCCGATAAACTTGATTGGTCATTGTTGCCGTTAGAGCCAACCGAAGAAGTTGTCAAAGTCCTTATGTTTGGGGCGAAGAAGTACGCACCAGGCAATTGGAAGAAAGTAGATGACCATGAACGCCGCTACTACAATGCAGCTATGCGACACTTGACAGCATGGCAAAAAGGTGAGAAAATTGATTCTGAAACTGGAATCAGTCATCTGGCACATTCTATTTGTTGCCTGTTGTTCATCTTAGGAAGAGAGAATGAGTAATAAATTTTATACTTATGCAAAACAATGGGGAAACTCAATCTTATATCGAGGATATAATGGAACTAAACAAGTTATCGAAAAAGTTCCATTTAAGCCAACTCTGTATGTAAATTCTAAAAAATCAAAATCTGAATGGAAATCTCTTTATGACAATCGCCCTCTAGAACCAATCGAATTTGGTGATATTAAAGAGGCAAAAAATTACATCGACACATACAAAGATGTCAATGGGTTTGAAGTTCATGGATTTCAACGATTTGAGTATCAATTCATCCAAAAAGAGTTTGGCGGTGATATTTCTTATGATGTTTCCAAAGTGGCAATTCAATTTATTGACATTGAAGTTGTTGATGCTGATTCGGAGAGTGGATTCCCCGACATTCAATTGGCAGAAGTTCCAGTTGTTCTAATATCAATTTACAACACAATTGACAATTCAACTCTTGTGTTTGGGTTGAAAGATTATGAGAAAGATTCACAAGACAATTTTGAATATCGTAAGTTCTCATCTGAGAAAGAACTTCTACGAGAGTTCATTCATTATACGCAAATAACCCAACCTGATATTTGGTCTGGTTGGAACACTGACCAGTTCGACATTCCTTATCTTATCAACAGACTGATGAGATTATTCGATGAGGCAACTGTTAAAAAGTTATCACCATTCAACATAATTCGTGAAAAATCCACAAACATTCGTGGAAAAGATATTCAGACATTTGAAGTATTCGGTATTGTTTCATTGGATTATCTTGAGTTGTACAAGAAATACGGGACATATTCAGCCAAAGAATCATATGCATTAGGTTTCATTGCTCAAGAAGAACTTGGTGAGACTAAAGTAGAATTGCCTGGTACATCATTCCGTGATGCATACAACAACTACTTCGACACTTTTGTACGATATAATGCAAAAGACTCAGTTCTTGTTATGAAACTTGAAAACAAGATGAAACTGATTGAGTTGGCATTTGCTATGGCATACATGTACCATTGCAATTTGAATGACATCTATCGAACTGTTCTACCATGGGAAGTGTTCATTTTCAATCATTTGGCAAGTAAGAAAATTGCTGTTCCACCTAAAAGAAATACATTAAAAGGTGATTTTGAAGGTGCATGGGTTAAAGATGGTGTTAAAGGTATGTATGGTTGGTGTATGACATTTGACTTTGCATCATTGTATCCATCTGTTATTCGTCAATGGAACATTTCACCTGAGACATTTGTTCCTAGCGAATTCGACGTAAAAGTCAAAAGTTTTCTTGAGAACTACACCAGCAATTCTATTGGTAAAGAAGCGACAACCCATGCAATTGTTAACAACTATACGATTGCAGCCAATGGTACAATGTATGACAAATCTCGTCAAGGGTTCTTACCTGAGTTGATGGAATATTGTATGGTTGGTCGAAAAGTTGCCAAGAAAGAAATGATTAAGCTTGAAGAAGAGTATCAGAAAACAAAAGATAAAACTCTTCTACCTCGGATAGCTGCCCTTAATAACAAGCAAATGGCTTTGAAGATTGGAGCAAATGCCTGCTACGGGGCTGTAGGTCAAGAAGGCTTCCATTATTATGACTATCGAATGGCAGAAGCTATCACTCTGACCGGTCAATTGTCCGACCTTCATTTGGCAATGAAGCTAAATGAAAAAATGAACAAACTTATGAAAACCGAATATGTTGATTACATCATATATGGTGACACTGACTCAGTTTTCTTAGATTGTCAATCTCTTGTTAAGAAGTACATGAATGGAAAGGATATAGACGAAGTTGTCAATTTCTTGGATAAATTCGCAGATGAGGTTTGTCAGTCGGTAATCAATAACAGTGTCAATGAAATATTCACTCAAATGAATGCATATGACAAAGTTATGGGCAGTAAGCGTGAAGCAATTGCGTCTAAGATGTTGTTTAGAGGTAAAAAGAACTATGCAATGTATGTTCATAATTCTGAAGGTATTGCATACATTCCACCAAAATTGAAGATTCAAGGTATTGAGATTGTTCGTTCTTCAACACCACAATGGTGCAGAAAGAAGTTAAAAGGATTGTTACAAACCATGTTTGAAGCAGATGAGGCGACTGTTATAAAGCAGTTCGAGGAAGTTGAAACCGAATATAAAACTCTATCCATTCAAGAAATTGCATTCAATAGTGGTGTTAGTGAAGTTGAAAAGTATATGGATAATGGAAAACTAAAAGATGATGCCAGAATTCCAATCAATTCAAGAGCGGCTTGTCTGTTCAATATTCATACAAAGAATTTGAAGAAGTATCAACAACTTCAGAATGGTGATAAAATCAAATTTGTGTATTTGAAACTACCCAATACCATAAAACAAAATGTAATTGGATTTCCTTCAAACATAGATTTACCAGTTGAACTTCAATTGACCAAATACGTTGATTATGAAAAGCAATTTGAGAAAACAATTGAAAGTCCGATGAAGTCATTAACTGATTGTGCTGGATGGAAATTGCGTGAAGAATCATCTTTGGAGAGTTTCTTTGGATAATTTTGAAGGTAATGGTGAAATATTCTCATTGAGAGTTCTACTTGATTATTGTAAAAGACGGTCAGGTAGAACTCAACATGTTGCCAATGTTGCAATAGAGCACTTGGAGCAAACAAGACCAGATATTCTTATAATCGTCATACCAAGCAAGTTTTCAAAAGATTTTATATCATACTTGTATTATCTATGCCATGAGAAACGAATACCTATGAAGAGGATTCAAGGTGGATTATTTGAATCTAATTATTCGACGTTAATTGTAACTGATATATTTTCCGAGAATTTGGTTATCGGTCGAAGAGTTAGAGATATTATTTTCGATGCACCAGAAGTTTCATTCTTTAATGATAGTAAGAAATTTGAAACTGCTATGTCAATTTCACATTGTTTGAGTAACGAATAATATATAACATTGGGTGCACGGATAACACCTACTATT